GCGCTCAGCGTGAGGCTGACGCCCCCGGCGGCGTAGCCGCTCTCGTAGGTCGCCGGGGGCAGGAAATTCACGGGGCTGAGCGTCCACGACGTGTGTGACGCCCGCACGAGCTTCTGCGGCGGAACGTCGGGGTGCACGAGGTACATCGTGTCGGCCGACTGGACATACTTAACGAACGGTAACTCCCACGACAGGTAGGGCGACGCGATCTCGACGGCCTGCGCCACGGTGCCGCCGCCCGTGTACGATCCCGTGAACACCGAGCCCGGGAGGTCGAAGGTATCCGCGGTGATGACGGTCACCTGCGGCCAGCCGCCGTTCACGGTCGGCACGCCCAGGACATCCGCGATGTCCACGCCGTTCCCGGTCGTGAGCCCGTGGCCCACCGCGGTCACACGGATCAGGCCCGCGCCGTTGTTGGCCACCCCCGTGATGGTCTTCAGCACACCGGAGTTGATGCGCCCGCCATCCTTGTAGAAGCGGAAGTACTCGTGGCCCGCCTCGATGACGTACGCCTGCTCGGTCGAGAACTCGAACTTGAGGAGCCGCGTGTACTGCGTCGAGTCCTTCACCTCGGCCACGAAGTGCGTGCCGGGGCGCCGGAACACTGGGCCGTGCGGCCGGATCACGTAGTTCAGGAGCGTCCGGAGCCCCGCGGCGTACTTGGCGAAGTCGACGCGCCCCCCGAGCAGCGGCGAGACTTCGCCGGTCGTGAAGCTCGTGAAGATCGGGTGGACCTTCGCCATCGACTAGAACCCGAAACTGTTCTTGCTGCGGTTCCACCAGGCGGCGTTCGCCCCGTGGCGACGGACCGCGAGCAGAACCTCCGCGTGCGGGCCGGCCGGCTTCGGGGAGCCCTCCTGGCTGTCCATGCTCTTCGCCTCGCTGAGGAGCGCGCGGTACTTCGTCTCCATGAGCTGCATCTGCCGGGAGTCCTCCGTGAGCGGCAGGGCCATCATGGCCGCGAGGTTCGCCGCCAGCGCCATGACGAAGAGCGGCGTGTAGAGGTTCACGTCGGTGATCCGCGCCGTGTACCGGATGCCGATCCCGTCCGTGTCGGAGAGCAGCTTCCGGCCGGAGCCGTCCGCGTTCGACTCGACGGTCCACTCGGCCTCGATGGGGTCCGGCTCGTTCACGCGGAGGCAGTACGGGCTCGTCGGGAGCTGGTACTGAAAGTCGAAACCCCAGGCCGGCGTCTCGACCTCCTTGACGAGGTTGACGCGGACCTGGGCGAAGTTCCATTCGTGGTCCCGGAGCGTGGCGTCACGGGCCGGGCCGTAGAACTCGTTGCAGAGCGAGGCGCGCTGCGAGCCCTCCGTCAGCGACGTGATCGGGTTCGCCCCGAGCATCTGGAGCGCGATGTTGCAGATCTGTACCTCACTCGTGGCCATGCTCGCTCCTCACCGCCGGTTGTTGTGGACGAACGTCCGGTAGTACTCGTTCGGCGTCGCAGGCGCGCCGCCCCCGGTGAAGACCAGTGTTGCGTCGCTGCCGCTGATCGTATAGACGCCCGGCGCCGCGGCGAACAGGAAGCTCTTGGCGAACGCCGCGGCGCTCCCCGTGAGGGTGTAGACGCCGGGCTCCGCGAGGAGCGCCGCGAGGCGGCGCAGATCGGCGGCGCTCCCCGTGATCGCATAGACGCCGGGGTCGGCCGTCATGCGGAACCCCTTCTGCAGCGCGGCGGCGCTCCCCGCGATCGTGTAGATGCCGGGGTCGGCCCCGAGCAGCCGCGTCGCCACCAGCCCGGCGGCGCTCCCCGTGATCGCATAGACGCCGGGGTCGGCCGCGATCCGGCGCATCAGGGCCAGCGCGGCGGCGCTCCCCGTGATCGTGTAGACACCGGGGTCGGCTGCGATCCGGCGCGTTGCGAGCAGGGCCGCCGCGCTGCCGGTCACCACGTAGACGCCGGGATCCGCCGCGATGTTGTAGGCCGCCGGCCCGCCCCCCAGGAGCAGATTCAGCTGCGCAGCCGGGTTCGGGGACGGCTCGGGCCACGTCGCGGCGTTCCGGTAGTTGATGTCCGGCGTGTACCGCTTGCAGGATAGCGGGGCGGTGCTCAGGCCGTCGAACCCGCTGATCCCGTTCTTCATCGTCCAGGACCGGAGGCAGTTATTGACCCACCGCCGGCCCCGGTACGACGGGGCGTCCCCGAGGGCCTCGGCCTCCGTAACGGTCATCCCGCCGTTCACGACGGGCTTGGAGGTCGGGGCGTGCACGATGACGCCGAGCCAGTGGGCGTGGTTCGCGGGGAGGATCGGGACGGCGTTCCACCGGGGCGGGTCCCAGCCCCGGACCCACCGCCGGGTCGCCACGTCCACGTTGCCCCCGACCGAGCAGTACGGGTTGCCCTGGAGCGTGACGGCGGCGTCCGCGCTCCCCGCGCCGCCCGTCGCGGAGGGGCCGTACGCCGGGGAGAGGCTGTTGCAGGGCTCGGGGGTCAGGGTCGTGGGGGCCGAGGACTCGCTGAACCGCCCGAGCCGCATGCGGGCCGTCCCGTTGTTGGTATCGGTCGTCGCCATGAGCCACTGGCGGATCCCGACGGGACGGGACGCGGAGGGCTTGACGGCGTTGGCGAACGACCAGGCGTTCGTGCCGTCGTCGTTGACGGTCGTGACGTTGTCGCTCGGGACCTGCCAGCCCCGGCTGACCGCCACGGGTTACAACTCCTCGAAGTAGATCGTGCTCGTGAAGGTCGAGGTGCCGGAGACGGACCGCCACCCCAGGTCGAACCCGCTAGAGAACGTGACCTCGGCGCCCGGGGAGGGCTTCCAGTCGAACAGGCCGCCGAAGGCATTGATGGCGACCGCGAGCAGGGCCAGCCCGTTCGTGGCGGTCGTGGAGGAGTGCCCGTACGTCCCGGCGGCGGCGGGGGAGAGGTTGTTGAGCGGCTCGGGCGTGACGCCCGTCTCGCCCGTCCCGTTGCCCGTCTCGATCAGGCGGACGCGGTTGACAGCGGAGGCCGTCGCCTCACCCCCGAGGATGATCTCCAGGATGCGGGCCTGGCCGGAGGCGGGGGCGTGGAGGCCGAGGTGGTCGGCGGACGTGGAGAGGGCCGCGCCTTCCCGGACCAGGGCGTAGCACGGGTCATCCGGGTCGTAGTCCCGGTTCACCTGCTCGTAGAGGCGCCAGAACTCGTGGGCCAGGGCGCGGGCCTCCTCGTGGCACCGGGGCTGGTAGCCCCGCGCCGCGCGCTGCGCGCGGAGCCAGTCCTTGTAGGCGCTCGGATCCGCCGCGACACGGCCGGGGTACCGGGCTCGCGTCACGACCTGCACGTCGGTCAGGGTCGGGCGGTGGAGGTCCATCAGACGAAGTCCTCGGTGACCGGGAGGTCGAGTGGGTCGATCGGACGAAGCCCCTTCCGCGCCTCGTCGGCGCGGGTCCGCATCCCGATCTGGCCCTCCTGCCACGCCTCGAAGAGACGTTGACGGATCTCGGCGTCCGCGTTCACGCCCGGCTGGATCAACTTGTCGATCAGCTCGGCGGTCAGGTCGTCGAGGCGGCTCATGCCCGCGCCCCGCGCGCCTGCGCGTAGCGCGGATGCATCTGGGCGCGGATCAGATCCGCCGCCGTGGCGTTGTCCGGCAGCGCCAGCGCGCGGAAGTGGCGGCACTGACAGACGCGGCACCGACGGAACGTCAGGTCGTCGCGCCCGTTGTACCGCTCCGGGGCGCCGAGGTTCTCGTCCTGCCGGCAGCAATCCTTGATGGTATTCGCCATGCCGTGGCTCCTTAGCTCAGGTCGAACAGCTTGTTGCTGCCGAAATCCACCGTGAAACTCTCCCCGCTGTTCAGGGTCAGGGCCGACCCGTAGTCCCACCAGTTCACGAGCGGATCCGCGGGGCTCGTCTGCGTATCGTTGTACGTCACGACGTACTGGAACGGGCCGATGCTGCCGCCCGACGCGGTCCACACGACGTCGGTGCACCCGACCGTCGCGGTCCCGGACGTCTCGGAGACGGTGTTGAGGATGTCCTCCCCGCCGGCCGTGTAGCCGTTCCCGCCCGAGATCTCCGCGAGGTCCGCCTTAACGGCGTCCGCGCTGGCTGACGGCGTCGTGTTGGAGAGGTAGACGCGGAAGACATGCCCGGTGGCCGAGAAGTCGTGCTTCGCCAGCAGGAGCTGCTCGACGAAGTCCTGGAACTTGTTGTAGGTCGCCATGGTGTCAGCTCCGCTTCAGCTCGGCGACCAGCGACTCCAGCTTCTCGCGGCGGACCTCCAGCTCCGCGACCTGCTGCACCAGCCCATCGGTGCGGGCCTGCAGCCGCGCGGCCGCCTCGGCGTGCTCCTCGTCGAGCTGCCGCATCCGGTCGGCGTGCGCCAGCTCCTGCGCGCTCAGGCGGTCCGACGCCGCCTGCTGGGCGGCCTTCAGTTGCGCCTGCACCGCGCCGATTGCCGCGGTGTGCTCGTCCATCAGCGCCGCGAGGCGGGCCTCCTCGGTGCGGACCCGGTCCTCGGCCTCCGCGGCGCGGCGGTCCGCCGCCGCCTGCCGCTGCGCGGCCTCACCGGCCAGGCGCTCGGCGTGGAACGCGGCCGCGATCGCGTCCCGCACCGCAACGGCGTCCTGCAGCTCGTCCACGCGGGCGTTCGCTACCTGTAGGGCGTGTTCGAGGTTCATCCGCGGCTCCGTACGGCCTTGAGAATGACCGTGAGTGAGGTAGTCCCGTCGCCGGCCGAGACGAACGGGCGGATCTTGACCGGGGCGTCGAGCACCTGGCGCAGCTTCGCGGCGGTGACCGACAGCGGGTACGGCGCCGTGCCGTCCACGTCGGCGCTGTTCAGCGTCATCGCGGACGTCGGCGACGCCGCCACCTCGTTGCTGCCCTGGATCAGCACGGTCCCGCCGGTCCCGAACGTGCCGAATATGTGGACCGAGATGTCGCGGTGCAGCGGCAGCGCGATCCACTCGCCGTCCGCGTTCGTGGTCGTCAGCGGCGACCATTGGACGATGAGTACCTCATCGCCCGTGTAACCGGCAAGCGCCTGCGGCGCGTGCGAGACAGTTGCCATGGTGTTCGCTCCTCAGTGTGTCATGGGCGACGCGCGGAACACCCCCAGCCCTGCGGGACGCTCCGCGCGCCGGGTGGTCCTAGTCGACGACGTACTGGATGTAGCCCCGGAACGCCGCCGCGGTCCACGCCGCCGCCGCGTTGGTGGCGATGATGGTCTCCTCGGCGGTCGTCTCGTTGCCCATGTTCTCCGCGGCGGTCGTCGCGTAGACGAACTCGGTCGTCGCGTTGGTTACGGCCGCGGCCCGGTACTTGCCGGTCGTGCCGCTGATGCCGATGGCCGTGGTCGCGGACGCGCCCTGGGCCACGGTGAACTGCAGGACGCCGCGCAGCACGCGGGCGCCCTTCGGGATGCGGGTCAGCGTCATGGTGTCGCCGACCCCCGTGGGGACCGCCGCGACGCTGAAGTACGCGGTGCGGACGCGGCCGCCCAGCTCGTTGACCTTCACGTGCTCGGTGGGAACCGCGACCATCTGAGTGATCTGTGCGCTGTTGGTGTTCGCCATTGCCTGCTCTCCTGTTGGTTGGGCCAGTGCTGCGGGGTTTTCGAGGCCCCGCGCGCCCAGGTCCTGGGTTGGATTACTGCAACTGCACTGTGCCGACGCCTAGGCGTTCAGGCACTGGATGCGGACGGCCTTGCCCTCCTCCATGCGCACGCCCCCGAACATCATCATCAGGTAGGCGTACCAGGAGAATCGCTTGTCCGCGCGCCGGTCGATCTGCGAGACGATGTCTGCGCCGACGCCCAGCTTGATGCCGCTCTTCACCCAGCTCACCACATACCAGTCCGAGCCGGTCTTCGGGATGCGCTGGGTCCGCTTGAACGTGTACCCGAGGAACGAGTTCACGTTGCCGTTCACGAGGGCCTTGACGCCCGCGTAGTCGACGCTGGTCACCGGGGTGGAGTTCAGCAGGTTCGCCTCCTGGAGCGCGGACACCGCGATGTACAGCTCCTCCATGTCGAGGTCCACCTCGGCCGCGCGGTAGATGCGCCGCGCGTCGATCAGCTTCGGGACCGTGAGGCCCACGTTGGTGCCGCCGAAGTTCATGGCGAC